CCTCGACTTCATGGAGGAATACGGCAACACCCCAGTCGTGCAGACGGGAACGGTTACCACCATCAGCGGGGTCATGGGGTTTGCGGGTAACTTGGAGCAGTTGGAGTTCCAAGACTGGAGCCTAAGCCCCTACTTCCAAATCGGGTCCTCGTTCAATTCCGTGAAACCCTTGACAACGCCATCGGCCTTCACCGTGTATCGTGGAGGCAAGGCTTGGCTTGCGATTAACGCCACGAAGTTTACTGCCGTGTCCGCCAATGACACCTACCTCGTTTCGGGCCGTGTGGCTTACAAGGGGGTCAATTACGACATAGCAGTCAGCCCAAGCCTTTCAGGTACAACGGATTTCAATATCCAACGCTTCGGGTGCGGACCTGCTCAACTATCGGGAACCATCGCAGCACTAAGCGGAGCCGTTGAGGGGGATTCCTACACGGTGCAGTTCTTGGCTAATCAGGGTTCGGGGTCAGTCATCACGACCTTCACCTTCGGCCCCTGCGAGCGATTCAACTCCATCCCAGTTCACTTCCAAAACAAGTTCGGAGGCATTGACTCCTACACCTTCACGCTAAAGAACCGCAAGAGGGCCAACATTACCCGGCAGACGTTCGGCTACAACTCGGACGTTTATGCGACCACCACCTACGACAAAGTATGGGCAGGGGAGTTTGATTACGTTTACGCACTCAACTCCGACTGGCTGACGGATGCCGAATCCGCTTGGCTGATTGAGATGGTCAGGTCCGGGCAGGTATGGCTTGAACTGGATGGGCAGTTAGTGGAGGCTATCGTCAACGCCAACACCTACCAATTCACGACACGCAGGAACGACCGCCTGACTCAGTTGCAGGTTGATGTTGCCGTGGCTTACAAGAACAACATTCTATGAGCGTTACGCTGATTGCCTACCCGACCGCTGACTACACCACCGACTTGCAGGCTTGGAATGCGTTTAACGACCGAGCCGATGCCGATGGTGCTACGAGCAGGGAGGACGCTTGCTTTGGCTGCCTGTTCTCAACCTTTGCGACCCTTTACGACCAACCTGAACTGGCTTATGTGTTGGACACCATGGGCGGCACGGACATAGCCATCACGTTCAGCATTGACGACATAAACGACATCACCAAGCGTAGGGGGTCGTTCTCCAAAACGATTGAGTTGCCTAATACGACAACCAACGCAAGCCTGTTCAAGTTTGCCTACAACGTGCAGTCCTTCGTGGGTGGATTCCAACCCAACAAGAAGATTCGTGCTGCGATGTGGGAGGATGGGGTCCAAGTATTCAGCGGTGCGATGCAGTTGCTGTCCATGAGCAAGACCAAGGGCGAAGTAACTTACGAAGTCGGCCTGTTCAGCGAGGACGTGAGCCTATTCCAAGACATCCAAAACAACCTGCTCGTCAACACGGCTGGCGTTACCGGGATGAACCACACGCTGACCTCGGCCCATGTTTCAGCCACTTGGGCGGCATTAGGTGCGAGTGGTTACGTTTACGGCTTGGTGGATTCCTACGGAGCCACGGATGTAATCACACAAGGGTGGTTTGCTATCCCTTACTGGAAGATGGGGCCATCCATTTACGTCAAGAAGATGGTGGATCTAATCTTCGCACAGGCAGGCTATCGGTATTCATCCAATTTCTTTAACTCAACCCTATTCAAGAAACTGGTCATCCCCTACTCTGCCGGGACGATTCCTGTCAACCTTTCGGGGTCTAACATCTTTGCGCAGTCAACTGGAAATGTGAGTGGTGCGAACAACGTGGATTTCACTGTATTATTTTCAAAAGACACTCCTGCTCCTTACTTTGACAATGCAGGATACTGGGTCGCATCGTCCAGCACTTTCGTCGCTCCGAATGTTCCGACCCGTTGGAATGTAAGCGTTGAGTTTACGGTTCAAACCGTATCGCCAACAGTTCCAAGCGTCCGAGCAAATATGAGTGTCAGGAACCTGACCGATTCAACCGATAATGCGGTCATTACCAACATAACGGTTCGCAATAATCAAAAGATGACAGTGGTCTTTGAGGATGTCACTATTCCTGCAAATACGACTTCAAACATAGGTTTTGTCTTTACTGCACCTGCCCTTGGAGGTGCTGGCACAATCTTATCAGGAGCCACAGTCTTATGGACTTGCATTGATAATCCAGCAAGCATCGGGGTCGTTGATATGCGGACCGCCCTGCCTGCTGACGTGAAGCAGAGCGACCTGCTCGTTGACTTGCAAAAGATGTTCAACCTTTACTTCATGCCCGATGCACAGGACCCTAAACTCCTATACATCGAGCCGTTCAAGGACTTCTACTCCAGCGGTGTGGTTGACTGGACGCAGAAGGTTGACGAAAACCAAGAGCAGTTGTTGACCAATGGCGACCCCAACCAATACAAGTCGCTTGTGTTTAAGTACAAGGACATGGGCGATTACCTGTCCAAGACCTACAAGTCAAGCAATCCGCTCGCCAAGGAAGGGTACGGAGGCCGTCAGTTCTTGACACAAAACTTCTATGGCAAATCCGAGTTCGTCTGCGAAACCATGGCCGGAACGCTGATACCGGGTTCGTTCACAACAGACAAGGTCATCGGGAGGGCTTGGGACTTGGAAGGCAGCACGGCAAGCGGTACGGTCAAGCAGTTGAACACGGGCTACCGATTAGCGCAGTACAACTCCATTGCTCAAGGCACAACGTCTTGGTTTTATCAAACAGGCGTGAGCGGTTCGTTTGCTACGGGTGAGTATGTCGCCAATGTTCCATTCGTGAGCCACATTGACAACCCCTATGCACCGACCGAGGACCTTGCCTTTGGTATTCCGAGGCAGGTCTTCTACAATACGGTCAACGCAAGCGGTACGCCAATCACCTACACGAACAACAACCTCTACAACAAATACTGGCTGAATTACATCACCGAAACGACCTCCAAGGAAGCCTTGCAGTTGGAGTTGACCATGGTCTTGAACTGCGTGGACATCTACCAACTTGACTTCCGCAAGCCGATTTATTACAACGGCATCCGCTGGCGTTTGCTTGAGATTCGGGACTATACCGTAGGCGAAGCAAAGCCGTGCCGGGTAACGCTCCGCAGGATTCTCAACCTCGCAGAGTTCGTGCCTGTAACGAGCGTTCCAATAACAAGCGACCCTGCTGGATTACCGAACGGACCTATCGACCCCGACCCAGCAGACCCCGACTACGAACCACCCATCAACCCTGAATTACCAACCCCCGGATAATGGCAGACGTAAACAAAGAAATTGCGATCAAGGTAACCGCTACTGATGCGAGCGGTCCAGCACTTCAGTCCCTTGAGGATAAACTGAATGCTGCGAAGAAGCGGATGATTGAACTTGCCGTTGCTGGCAAGCAGAATACCGAAGAATTTATTAGGCTTCAGCAAGAGGCAGGGGAGTTCAAGCGAACCATTGAAGGCGTTGAGCAGTCCGTTGATTCGGTCGCAAAGTCAGGAACGCAAGGGATGCAGTTGTTCTCGGAGGCTTTGACTGCAGTAACCGCAGGGTTCACGATTGCGACGAGTATGTCAGCCTTGTATGGCGAAGAGAACGAGGACCTTCAAAAGACGATGATGAAGGTTCAAGCGTCTATGGCTTTGCTTCAAAGCATACAGGCCTTGCTTGCCATTACGACTAAGACGAGTGCCGTAGCAACCACCGCTAACAGGATTGCCTTGGCCCTTTACGACAAGACCGTCAAAGGGACGACCATAAGCCTCAAAGGTTTCAAGGCTGCACTTGCTGCAACAGGCATCGGGCTGATTGCCGTTGCTGCGGGACTTGCCTACACCAACTGGGAAAAGTTGCGAGAATTGCTCGGCTTACCACCGAACAATACCAAAGCCATTGCTGCCTTGGAGCGTGAGATTGCTTTGATGGAGGCAAATGGGGCCAAGATTGAATCCATTGAGGCCAAGAAGGTTGAGTTAATCAAACTGCAAGCCCAAGAGATGAAGGGGCAAGAAAAGTTGAACAAACTCAACGAGATTGGCATCATAACCGCTCAAGCACAAATAAGGGCAAAGCAGGATGAAATAGCGACCAAAGAAAAAGCCATTGCTACATCTGAGCGTGAACTTGAGGTGCTTCAATCCCAATACGTTAAAGGTGAAGAAAATGCAACGGCACAAATCGAAATTGCTCAAAAGATTTATGCTGAAAATGAAAGGCTATACCAACAAAGGAGATTGCTCGCACAAAGCCAGCAAGAACTCGACCAACTTGAGATAGACGAGAAGAACCGAAAGGCTGAGATTTTATTAAACTTGGACTCGCAGTTGCAGGAAGATGCAAGGAAAGACTATGATGTCAGGAATCAATTAGCGGAAGAACAGTTTAGAGATGAGATAGATAAAGCAAAAACCAAGGGAATCTTACTTGAATCCCAACTTGATGAAGAGCGAGTTCAAAGGTTGGCAGCAGCCAAGTTAGCCCTCGGAGATACCGAAGCGTACCTCACGATGGAGAAGGACATCAATGCAAGGTTTGATGCAGCAAAGGTCAATCAAAAGCAACTGACCGAAGAAGAGATATCAAGGATTGAACGTGAACGCAGGCAACAAGACCTAAAGATGGCTTCCGATGCCGTTGGTGCGCTTGGCGATTTACTGACTGCTGGCTTGGGCCAATCCGAGAAAGACCAAAGAAAAGCCTTTGAGATAAACAAGAAGGCCAGCATAGGTCAAGCCCTCATTAATACCTTTATGGCCGTAACCGCTGCCCTGACTGCTGGAGGGAACCCGATTAAACTTGCAACGGGCCGTCAGTTTGTTGACGCAGGTATCGCTCTTGCAGCAGGGTTGGCACAGGTTGCGAAAATCAGCAAGACGCAGTTCCAAGGGAGTTCAGCAAGCGGAGGCGGTGGTGCGTTGACTGCTGGGGGCGGTGGAGGTGGAGAGGCTGCTCCTGCATCAATCTTTGCCAACCCTCAAACAACTATGCTTGGAACCGATGGTGCTGCAATGGGCCAAGGCCAAGGCTCATCGCCAATGCGAGCCTATGTCGTGGAGAGGGACATCACTCAAAGCACTCGCAGGGTTCGGAGGTTGGAGGAATTTGCAACTTTGGGGGCGTAGGACATTTACCACTATGGAACTACCCATTTACAGGATGACCGTTGACGAGGTCGATGAAGGGGTCCAATTCGTGGCCCTGACCGATATGCCGGCAATCGAACGGCCATTCCAAGCATTCAGCAAGGCCAAGCAGAAGTTCACCGAAACAGGCGAACGCAGGGTCCTGACTGGCCCTCTCATGCTTGCAGACACGCCCATCTTTCGCAAGGACGAAACCTACGGGGAATACTACGTCGTATTCGACAAAGCGACCATCCGCAAGATAGTCCAAAAGTATTTCAAGCAAGGCAACCAGCACAACGTCAATGCCTACCACAACGCTGAACTGGATGGCGTGTTCATGTTTGAATCCTACATCACCGATGCCGAGCGTGGTATCATGCCACCGAAAGGCTACGAGGACACCCCCGACGGCTCTTGGTTCGGGTCCTTTAAGGTCGAGAACGACGAAGTTTGGGAGAACCGCAACCTGTTCCGGGGTTTCTCCGTTGAAGGGCTTTTTGGAATGGACAAGACCGAATCCGAACTGGAGGTCGCACTCGCTGGCCTCGCTGACGAATTAACCGCTTTTTTGCAACAATTAACCCCCACCTACAAATCCCACTAACTATGAATCTCAAAAACGCAATTGAATCCCTGCGGACTGAACTCCGCAAATTCAGCACCCAAAAGCAGTCCTTTGCTGACTACAAACTCGTTGACGGCACCGTTGTCCGTGTTGACGGGGACCTCGTTGCCGGGACTGCCGTTTACGTTGTTGCCGAAGAAGGCACTCTCCCTGCCCCCGATGGCGAGCATGTCGTTGAGGGCGTTGGAACAATCAAGACCGAAGGAGGCAAAATCGTCGAGGTCATCGCTGCCGAAGTAGCGACCCCGGTCATCGAAGCCTTGCCCGTTGCTGCTGAAATCACTCCCGAAGTAGCCGTTGAGGTAACCGAAGAAATCAAAGAAGCCTATCCTGCGATGACCCCCGAAGTCGTTGAGGCTATCGTCGCCAAGCACCTCGGAGCCATCATGGAAGAACTCAAAGCAGCATACGCTGAAATGGGCAAGATGAAGGAGAAAATGTCCGCATTTGCATCGCAGGTCGAAACCATGGCCGACATCGTCGAAAAGGTTTCCGAACTCCCAGCCGAAGCCCCCAAGGCCAGCGGTTCAGCAATCGTTGAGCAACGCAAGGCCCAAGCCTCGCAGAACTTCAATGCTCTCGCACAAGCACTTCAATCACTCAAATCCAAAAACTAAACCCCTAAACCCCCAATAAAATGGCATACAATTTTGGCAATCTAGTCGCCTACACCGACCAAGAGAGGCTTCCTCTCATCACCAAAGCGGTATTCTCCGCTCGTTCAGCAGCCCTGTTCACCAAGCAGGTGGGCATCAAGTTCGCTGCTGCCCTTAACCTCATGGACACCGATGCCTTGATTCAAGGCGGAGATGTTTGCGGTTACGCAAGTTCAGGTACGACTACATTTAGTCAGCGGAATATCACCGTTGGCCGTATGAAGGTTCAAGAAACCCTTTGCCCTCGTTCCTTGGAGCAGTACTGGATGCAGACCCAGTTGACTGCTGGCTCTACCTACGACGGTGTTCCCTTCGAGCAGGCTTTCTCCGAGCAGAAGGCTCTCCGTATCGCAGAGGCTTTGGAGAACGCAATTTGGAAGGGTAACACCTACTTTTCAGGTGTCAACCAACTCTTGAACGCTGCATCGGGTTCTACCATCAGCGGTAACACAGGTGCGGTATCGGCCTCCGTTGGTATCACCACAGGCAACGCCATCGCCATCTTCGACGGCATCTACAACCAAATCCCACAGGCCATCTTGACCAAGACGGACCTCGTTATCTTCTGCGGTTGGGACAACTTCCGTACCTTGCTTGGTGCTTTCAAGTCCTCCACAGCGG